AAAAAACTTCTTCGCTTTTGCGAGTTCTCGTTTTTTAGCCAACTTCTTCTTCTTAATGTCTTTTGGATCATCAAGTTCCTCATCGAAACTAAATTTATCCTCCATGACATCTTGAATGTCAATTGCATCTAACCCATCTTCTTGGGTTGCAATATAGTCGGCAAGTACAGCATCATCTTCCATAGCATCGTAATCTCTTTGTAAATTATAGAAATCACTGATGCCACGACCAGTTTCTTGCTTATACTTTAAATACGCAGAAACATCTTCAGGTAATGGTTCATTTACTTCTTTTTCTGTAAAAAGTTCATCAACTGAATTTATTTCTTTGTCATATCTATTCTTCAAAAAAGAAAGAACGTCTTCATCACTTAACTCTGATGAGGGAGTTTTCTCTTCAACCTCACTCTTAGGTTGTTCCTCTACCACTTCTTCTACTTGTTGTGGCTGTTCTTGTTTTGTTTCATCTTCATGCTTTTGTAGAAGTTGTTCTTCTATTTCAGCTTTCGATTTGTTTTCGTTGCCATCTATGGCTCTTACTTTTAATTCCATATTATATTAAATTTAATTTTTACAAAGTTATACATTTATTTTTCTAAATTTTGGGCTTATCTTGGATCGAACTCCGCCATATCAAACCCATCTAAACTATCTTCATTTGATTCAAAATTAATAGAAGGTAAATCTCTTTTCTTCTGTTCAATCATTTTAGATGTTTCTGTAGATTGTTGACTGATTCTCTCTGACTTACCTTGCTCTTTAGCTTCTTCTCTTGTATCAATTGCTTGTTGTTCCAAGCCTTTTAGTTGCATATTGTAAGAAAACTCCTCCGCCATTAGAGCTAATTTAAGTTCTTTCTCTGCAGTCAGCTTTTGTATTTCATACTGTATCTTAGCTTGTTCTACTGCAATTTTACCTTCAGTCTCCATTTTTTGTTTCTGCATTGCAATCTCTGCTGCAGCTTGTTGTTGTTGCATAGCTTGTTGGGCCTGCATTTGTTGTTGCATCATTTGTTGTTGTTGCTCAGCTTCTTGTTTTTTCTTTCTCTTAACTTTCAACAATTGATTAGCCATTTTAATATTATGTATTTCTCTAATATCAATAGCATCTTCTAAACTAATATTTTCTTTTGATAATGCCATTTGAATGTTTTGTTCTAACATTGCTTTTTGCTCTTCATCAGGAGCAAGTTCTATAAACACACCAAAATCATAGATATATAAATCTTTTATGTCTTCTAATATTGCAAGATTATATTTTCCTATTTGCATCGCAAACTCATCTTTGAAATCTGCATACTTTAAAATATCAGCAGTTCTTATTGTTAAACACTCTGCCATTCTTCTTGCAATAAATAAACTTCCATCTAATATATGTCTTGTTGCTACATTAGAATTAAGTGCAGCTAACTTTTGTACACCAACCAAAGAATTTGGATCTGGTACTGAAGCGTCTCGAGCTTCATTTAAACCAGTAACAGTACGAATCATATCTAAGTAATGATTGTAGTTGCCAATTAACATTTGAAGTTTTCCACCTCCACTGTTAGCAGTTAACTGTTGAATAGGAACTCTTGCATTATTAAATTCGCCATCACCAGTGTAACTTCTACCTACAACACTACCAGTTTGAAAATATAATCGTAACGCATCTTCAGGATTATAGGCTTGTCCAGTTCCTAAGTCTACTTCGTTTAAACCATCGGCATCAATAAATACACCATCAGGTACAACTCTGGAAACTACTTGTTGGATTTTCAAATGAGTAATTTGAATTAAGTCAGCGAAAGGTATCATTCTTTTACACAATGACTCCATCATACCTTTGTAACTTCTTGGTGCACAAGCCACATAATTTGGCATAGCAAATTGATTTGCAGATTTTGGTCTTACCATATTCTCCATCATTTGCCACTGCAAAATAATATTTGTACCCATTACCATTACACCTTCATACCATACATCAATCTTTTTTTCTACCTTTTCAAACTTTCCTTCTTCCATCATTTCTGCTGGAGGATTAAACTGATCATCTTTTTCTACAGTTTTATATGTACCATCTTCCATTCTTTTTCTTTTATAAACAAAAGAATTAGTGCTTTTATAATTAAAATACATCAAAGTTGCAGTGTCTCTATAAAACATACTGTTTTCATACATCTGTGCAGTTTGATAATAGTTATACCACGATTGACTATATTTAGATATTTCTTCTAAATCTTCATTAGTTAACTCTGGATCAATTTTAAGTAATTCTCCTATAGGAACTGTTTTAATTTCCCCCCAATAAAAACAATCTTTAAAGTATGGGTCTTCTGTGTAACTATAAACCACATTAACAGGATCAACATAACTTATTTTTACACCTTGTCCTTGCAAAAACTCGTGTTTAGTAATACCGATACCTAAAGTAGCCATATCATAATCAACTCTTTTACGAGTATCATCATAATGATTTTCAGCTAATAATGTATTAACCGCTTCTTCACAAGCTATTTCTATTGCAGGTTTATATTTTAAATTCATAAACAACTCAAGTTCTTCTCCAGTTTCAGGTAATTCTTCTTCAGGAACATTGAATACATCAATGCCAAAATCTTGAGTCATTTGTGTTAAGATAGGTTTTGCTAACATATCTCCTTCTACCATTTCTTGAAACTGACTTCTTTTTTCTGCAGACAACGCGTCTTGAGCATATGTTTTTACTTTGAACATACGATCTTGCATTCCATTAACTACAATATCAATAAACTTAGGAATAATAGGAACTGGTGTCCAGTCTAAATTAAGATAAGATAAATCACCATCTATTGCTAATTCATTTTTATATTTAGCAATAGACTGCTCTCCACGAGCATAGAGTCTTAATTTATTAAACTCTGCCCATTGGCTATAAAATCTACAAGAGTTACTATCTCTACGAAACCATTCGTACTGTATAGCTTGACCTACTTGTAACCCATATTCTACTGTAGCTTTTTCGGAATCAGAAACAAATTGATCTGGAAATGCAGCAGCCTTAATATCTATATTTACCTTCTTCATCTATTAAGTAATTGACTTACTGAACTTTTGTTGTTATACCTTGCAAAGTTAATGCTAATTTTTGACTTTTCTTTTGTCGGAGTGTATAAGTGTTTTTGATTTGCCATGATGGCCAACCCACTACTTATAGCAGCATCAAACCTTGTTCTGTTATTAATATCAAACTTAGCCCAGTCTTCTAATGTTCTTTGAAAATACATCATACCCATATCATCTTTTTCTCGGAAAGTACCCTCCATATCTAAACCTATATGTTTTTCTATATAAGACTCAATTGCAGATGCATGAGCTTGTTTAACATCCTCTGATGTATTTGGTATACCTCCTAATTCTTTTTCAGTTTTAGATAGTTTATTAAATGTTTTATCTGGTCTGTTTAAACTAAATCCTCTATACCCTCTATTTTTAAAATGATAAAGTAATCGAGGTTTGTTATTTTCAACCAATATTGGCATACCATAAAAAACACATGCCATTAAGACTTCTTCAAAAAATATCTCAGCAGTTTGTGGTCGAGCTATGTATTCTAAAAAAAAGTGATTACTTGGCCACTCATCCATATTAAACTTAGTCATACCATGTAATGATCCATTAGAACCGCTACCCACTGTTACTCCTGAAATATCATAAGAGTCACACCCAAACGAACCTAAGTGTTCATTACCTGGAAGTTTCCTTCCATTCTTAGCAATAACTCTGTTTTGTTGTTCAGGTTTAGGTAGATAAGATACAAAAAATCTGCCTCTTGTATTTGGAGTCCAAATTACTTTAGTATCTTGTATGCCATCTTTCCAATGAAAACTACCTTGAACCATATGGTGTTTCATTATTAATGAGTCATTATAATCAATTTGTTGATAAATTTTTGTAAGATTAAATAAAGACTGTTTACTCTCATCTCTAAATGCATGTGACTCAGAACGAGGAAATTGTCTATAATATTCATTAAGTGCATCAGGATCAATAGTTAATGACTCTACTTCATTTTCCCAATAATCAATAGCGCCTTGATAAATGTTTTCTCCATCTATTCCAACCACATATGTTTCGGGATTTTTTAATACTGGCATACCATATCTATCGATAAAACCTTCCATATTCCATTCCATTGGAATAAATAAATTATATAGCCCTGATTTTGTTTGTCCATTTTGATTTCTTTTTGATGGATCAGAATCATAAAATAATGCCTTAAAATTTCCCCCTCCTTTATCTAATGCATTAGAGGTAGAACCCATCATACATTTACCAATAATTTTACTTCCTAATCTTAAACAAGTTTTAGTTACCCTCCAGTTATTTAAAATATTTTCAGGTCTTTCCCATTTACCACTCTCATCATGTAATAATAATTGTAGCTTTTCTCCATCATAACTGTTGTCAGACGTATTCTTCCAGTCAATAGTGGTATCTAAACCCTCTAATTCTTCTTCACCTTGATCAAACATATTTTTCTTAGTAATCTTAGAAGCTGGAACTCTATAAGCTAATTCGGTTTTAGGTTTGTCCATACCATCTTGAATAGGTTTAAAAAAGAAAGGATAATTATTAGAGATAGGAACAACCTTGTCAGTAAACATTTTTTTAGCATCTGAACCAGTTTTAGATAAAATACCTATTCGTGAATCTTTAGAAATAGTTGCAGTATTGACACCTTCACAAGAACTCATAAAAGAAAACCCTGATCTTCTTATTTTTAAATAACACATTCCAAAACTTCTTTTATCTAATTTAGAAGCTTCCCAGTATATATAAAATATTCTATTAGCTTCTCTAAAATCAGGATGTCCTACATCGATTTTAGTCCATTGTAAATACATATAGTGTGTGCCAGTTATATATGTAGGGATGCCATTATTTAAAAACCAATATCCTTGTTCTCTTCTATTAAACTCTGTTTCAATATAATCCACCCATTTATTTTTAAACTGAGGTGGTGCTTCATGCCATTGAAATATAGTTTGTACTCTTTTAAGTTCTTTAGGATATTCTTGTGGTTTCCAATACTGTTTAGTTTTTTCTAACTTAGAAGTAAGTTTTGGAGTAGAAGGCAAAGCTATCTTTACATTGTTGATATCATATACATCACCAATAGTGCCATCAGTAGATATAACTACTATATCATATTTTTCATTATACCCAGGCTGCCATGCTCGAGCTTTATTTTTTCGAGACATAACATTTTTTGGAACAACGTCTTTTATGATAGTATATAAACTATCTTGACCGTGATTCTGCAAATCCTTGAGGCGTTTTTGTTTTTGTAACTTCATTACCTTCTAATAATAATTTTTCATCTTCTATTCTTTTGAGTATTTCAAAAGCATCAAAGATGGCTAATTTTTTTGTAGCTGCGGCATTTTTTAATCTATCTGCGGCTAACTCATCCTCGGGATCTGGTTTGATTATTTCTTCTTTTGCAACTTTAATTAGTTGTCTTACAGCTCTTTCACCTGCTTTTATAATTTCTAACTTAATATCTCTTGTTTCCATTATAGTTTTACAGTTATATGTGAAGTAAACATTCTGTACAATACTTCATCATCAATTATAAATTCATATTCACTATCAGGTTGGTAGGCTATTTCATCACCCACTTGTAAACCTAAGTCTTCAAGTTCTTTGTTAATATATTTAATTACACCAACTAAAGGTTCGATACTGCCACCTTTTTCTATAAAGCTTTCTTTTTTTTGAGATGGCTTTATAAAACAATATTTATCATGTCCTTTCCATACACCATCTTTTTTATATAGAAAAAACTGATCGTTGTCAACAATAAACAAATCATCTCTTAAAAAACTCCTTCCACTTTGTCTTCTTCCTTACATATCATTATAAAATTTAAATACATTGTGATGAACAACTAAAGTGTCACCAACTTCTATTTCTCCTTTATAATTTATGGGGGTTGCTTTTACTGTAGCAAACCTATTAGATGATTTATGGTCTTCTTCAGATGCGCTTGTTATAAAATCAACATCTCCAATTTTTTTAATATTGTTATATCTTCTATTATTAATAGGAGATACTAAAAAAGAAAAGGGGGACTTCATTAAAAGTGTATATTGTATTCCAACGATACAGGCATAGTATATTTGAACTCTTTCCAAAGCAAAACTTCTTCGCCTTTTATGATCCAAATTTTATATGCTTCTGTTTCTTGTTGTATTAAATGGATTACATACTTGCCACCCAAGACTTCTTGTCCGACTATATAATGCATTGCACCAGACTTATAGTCTGCTCCTATAGATATTTTTCGTATGTCCATTTAATTAAAATGAAGTTCCAATATTGAGAACTCGGTAATATAAGTTTAAGTATAGCACACCATTACCTTGGGTTGGGTTTGCGGCTGTGTTCAAAGTGACTGCTGTGTTTTGTGGTAATACCCCTGTAGCAATTTGAAACTTTTTTACAATATCTGTAGCAAAGTTTGCGGTCTGAGCAGTGATAGAAAACAAATCATAAGCATTACCATTCTTTACAACTAAGTTATTTCCATAGTTATATGCACTTGAACCAGCATCTACATAGATAGCCACATCCATTACATCAATAACTTTGTTAGCTCCTGGAGCTGCAATTAACTCTTTAGGTGTTGTTGATAATAGTAATTGTTCAGCAGAATTAACTTGAACATGAGCAACCAAAGTATCTACCCCATATAAATCTTGTAAATCTCCTAATGTACAACTTTTAGTTACTAAGTTATCTGATTGATCAGTTAACACTAAATAGTCAGTAATAGTTGGAGCTACAACATTTGGATATGCAGAGGTGTTACTTATTCTCGCCATTTACTTTTTCTTTTCTTCTTTCTCTTCAACTGGTTCAGGGTCTTTTACCTCTCCAGTTCTTAAATCGATAGTCGCATTCTCTCCATACTTTTTAGTGAGTCCTTTTTCTAAATCTCTAAACTCTTCTTGTATAGTGTCTAAAGCTTCTATCATTTGTTTTTGACTTACAACTGCGTCTGCAATTGCTACCTTAGTATTCATAAATCTTTGATTTATATCTTGAATACTTTTTAATTCTTCTTCTGTCAAATTTTTTGCCATTGTATTTAATTTAAATTGTTAAACATTTATTGGACAAAGATAGTAAAAATTAATTTACAATGAGTTAAGTGTAACAGGCAATATAATTTTTCCACCTTCATTTAAATAGTTTTCATAGTTAGATAACAACATGTCTTTTTCCTCATCACTTATATCATCAGCATCCCACCATAAATCAACTAAAATAACATCATATTTTTGTGAAGGAGTGTAAGTGTATGCATCTGCATAAAACAACCCTACACCAACTGGTATTATTTCTCTGTTAATTGCATAATCTATTAACTCTTGGTCATTGTCAATAACATCTACTTTTTTATACAAAGTGTTAGCTAATAATGGAACTAATCCCATTCCTAAACCACAGATAAGTATACTATTAGTTTCTACTCCATCAAACAGTTGTGAAATGCCTGGGCATTCACACTGCCCTAACATATAATCAGCATAATAATCTTCATTCTCAATATAATTATCTCCAAAATGCATTGTAGCTTTTCCTTGACTTTTAGTAACACTAAAGTTTTCTCCTTCGTATTGCTGTAGTTTTAATACTTCTATTTTCATATTGATTTACAAATTACATCTACTTTTGAATAATCTACATACAAATATCCATTTTCAGCTTCAGTAGCCGCCCAAGGAACTTCATGTCCAAGAACACCTTGAAATTTACCACCAAAATCTATTTCGGGGTATTTATATTCAAATTCATAGATGTTTACACCTTTTCGTGAAACACCTATTTTTTTTATATTCTTTTTTAATCTTTCATCAGATGGACCACTACATAATAATATGGCAGATAAATACCCAGTTCCAAATACAATAGTAAAAACATAAGTAGATGATGCTCCAGAAGATGTTCCAGCCCCTCCCCAGTTACCATTACCTATGGGAGTGGTTAGGGCTGAGTTGGTGTATACATTAACTCCTACTGCAACTGCACCAGAGGTATACATTGAAGTAGAACAAGTTTGAAAACAACCAAATACTTTTTTAGGATAAGTTCCACTGGTTCTAAATCGTTGAATAGATGATGTAGCATCTTTATCATATCCATAAAATTCAGAAAACTCGTAAGGAACAGTGGTATTGGGATGTGATGGAGAAGCGGTGTTTATAGTTGGGTATGTCATTGTTCCAGGTGCACACTGTCCACCATTAACAAGACAGTCTATATGTATACCACCTGTTATAGTCCCTGAGCCATATGTAGCATACATACACTCTTGAGCTATTCCTAACATTTCTAATGTTCCACTTGAAGGTACTGCCATTGTTAGTTATGTTTAAGTTGTTTCTTTACTTCATCTAATTCTTTCGATAAGTCTTTTATCGCTTCAACAAGTAAAGGCACAACCTTAGCATAATCAACAGTTTTATAACCATCACCGATCGGTGCTTCTTTTATAATTTCGGGTAATACCGACTCTACTTCTTGTGCAGATAATCCAACTTTTTTGTCTGCTTCGTAACCATACTCTTGAGCTTTTTCATTAGCTGTATAATAGAAACCATTAAGTTGTTTTACTTTATTTAAAGCATCTGGTATGTTACCTTGTATATCTTTTAGTCTTTCATCTGAATAGTAAGCTACAATGTCTCCAGCAACTCTAATTGAATCTCCAGTATTGCTTCCATCAAAATAATAACTGGTATTAGCTGAGTCATAAAAGATTGGAGCTCTTAAATCTGCATTTGAATTAATTGTACTTGATGCTAATATATCACCACTAAATTGCATTTGAGAACCAACACAAGTCATTCTAACATCAAAGTCTGAAGTATCGCCATCTGCATCATGCCAGTCCATATATTTACCTGCCTCCATAACACCATCAGATGCTACATACATTGCTTTATCCCACCAGTCTCCCGATGAACCTACATCTAAATTTACTGTAGCACTACCTGAAGATGCACCACCACTTAATCCAGTTCCTGCAACTACTGCTGTAATATCTCCATCACCACTACCAGTTCCTCCAGTTGTTATATTAGTTACTCTTCCATAGGCATCTACAGTTATATTATCTATTTTAGTAGAATTTGATGTACTACCATAAGTACCTGCACCAACACCACCAAGTCCCATATTTATTGTAACTGATCCACTTGTACCACCACCAGTCAAGTTTGTTCCAGCAACTACTGCTGTAATATCTCCATTGTTTGTTGTCCATCCACTGTCATTATTAAATGTGGACAAATCAATATCTCCAGGTGCTATTCTATATTGATTTCCTGAAGTATTTATAATTGGAAACCAATCTGCATTACCTGAGTTTGAAGTGACTGATAAACCTTCTAAATCTAAAGATATAGTACCACTTCCAGTAATAGTTCCTCCAGTTAATCCTGTTCCTGTTGCAACCGATGTTACACCTTGATTATCAGTACCACTTGATGCAGAAGTAATGTGTCCAGATGCATTTACTGTAACAGTTGCATTGGTATATGTATTAGCAGTAACTCCAGAGTTAGCGTGTGATATTGTTACTGATCCACTTGAGCCTCCTCCACTAATTGGAGAAGTTGTAGATACATTAGTTATATCTCCAGTGCTACTTGTAAAGCCAGCATCATTATTAAATATACTAAGTCCTATATCAGAAGCTTCAATTTTTCTTTCTGCATCCGCATCCAATACTATAAACTCATCTGAGGCTACCATTGTTGTGGTTGCAGTTAATTCAGATAAATCTAAAGTAATTGTACCACTTCCAGTAATAACTCCACCATCTAATCCAGTTCCTGTTCCTATCGAAGTTACTCCTGAACTTGTTACATATCCAGCTCCATTAGTTAGCTGGTTGTTATTTGTAATAGAACAATTTAATGTTACTGTTCCACTTGTTCCTCCACCACTCATTCCTGTTCCCGCAGTAACTCCAGTTATATCCCCTACATTAGTAGTATAACCTGCACCATTAGTTAACTGATTGTTGTTAGTAATTTCGTTATTGATAGTAAAAGTATCACCTGAACGAGCAGTATTAATATTTGTACCTCCTGTTATTGTTAAAGTATCGTTGTTACTGTTTGCTGTTGCAGTACCACCATTGTCGGCACTAAAGTTTTTGTATATGTTTTGTGAAGAACCTAAATCTGTATTGGTTAAGGTAACTGATCCTGAAGTTCCTCCTCCACTCATACCAGTGCCAGCAGTAACTGCTGTTATATCTCCTTGTGGTACAGCAAATGAAGTTGTTAGTGTACCTCCATCTTGTTGAGTTAATGTTAAAGTAACTGTTGATGAGCCTGAATCGGAAAATCCAGTTATCATATTGTCATATGCAGAATTAGACTCTGTTGATCCACCACCCGACCAAGTAATACCACCTGAGACTACTAAATTATTACTTGCTGTATTATAAGTAAGTCCAGCATCTCCAACTAAACTTGCAGAGCCTGACCATACCGCTACTTGTGCAGATGATCCACTACCCGATAATATTGAAGTATTATCCACTTTTTGCCATGCATCTGTACCTGCTCCATTATCTACATAGATAGCCCAGTCACCAACTTTCCAATCTGTAATACCATCTAAGTTTGTAGAACCAGCTACTGATACTATCCAAAATTGACCATTATCAGGAGAGAGTCCAGATAAGTCCGGATTGTCGGTACTGGCATTCCAATTTCCTTCAAAGGCTAATCCTGAAGGTACATTTGCAATAGCCGAATTAATAGCAGTTTGTATTTGTGCGCCTGTTGCTAATTTTGATGAAGCACCACTTACCGCTGCAGTATCAACACCAATCGTTGGGGTTGTTCCTCCTGTAGAGGTTACTGGTGCAGTTGCGCCTACGCTTGTAACACCTGAACTTGAACTGGTTCCAGCTCCGATTAAACTTCTTACTTCAGCTCCTGTAATACCTGAGTTTAATGAAGGTGTACTACCATTACTTAATATGGCAGGGACCCCAGTATCACCAACTACAGTACAATTTAATGTTACACTTCCACTTGAACCTCCACCACTCATTCCTGTTCCTGCATTTACTGCAGTAATATCTCCTACATTAGTAGTATATCCACTATCATTAGTCCATTGAGAAATGTTACCCGATTTATTAGTAAATGTGGTTGATGAAGAAGCGGTAACATCCGCAGTTAATGTAATTGTTCCTGAAGTAGTTACTGTTCCACCACCACCAAGTCCAGAACCAGCACTTACAGTTACTGAAGTAACAGTTCCTGTATTTGTTGTAAATCCTGAATCATTACTAAATTTAGATAAACCTATATCACTTAATAAAGCTCTATACGCATTATTACTTTGGTTATATATTATGGAAGAAGTATTTCCTATAGTAGCTTCAGTGGCTGCTAATACTAAATTGTCACTTCCTGCATAATCTATTGCTACAGTTCCGCTTCCAGTAATAGTTCCTCCAGTTAAACCAGCACCTGTAGCTACTGAAGTTACCGAACCTGTTCCTGTTCCTGCACCTATTAAAGATCTTATTTCTGCCCCAGTTACACCAGATGCTAAAGTTGGTGTGCCACCACCACTAAATATTCCTGGTTCTGCAAATGTGGTATAGCCAGCTCCATTAGTAAGTTGATTATTATTTGTAATAGAACAATTTAAAGTAACAGAACCGCTTGTGCCTCCACCACTCATTCCTGTTCCCGCCACTACTGCTGTAATATCACCTTGAGGTGCTGCCGCCATTAGATTTTGTACAGTAATTTTTTTGTTTTTAGGAGCACCTTCATCATAAATTATTAATTCATCTTCATCTGCTGGTGTGGCACTTAATTCTGTTAGACCAGTTAAATTTATACCCACTTGTGGGACAGGACCTGTTGAATTAGCTACAGTAATACCTAAATAATTATCGTTTGTTGAAGCTGATACTCCTGTAATATCTCCTTGAGGTATTGATGGGAATGTGGTTAAATTACCTGCACCATCTATATATTGTGAGGAAGTTCCTGCCATTGTTATAGCAAGAGTACCAGAACTTGTTACTGGTTGACCTCCTACAGTAAAAGCATCTCCTTGGTGAGTAAACCCTACACTTGTAACTGTTCCTGTATTTGTTGTATATCCAGGACCATTTGTTAATTGGTTTAAGTTGGTAATATCATTAGTAATAGTAACTGCGTTTCCAGTACGAGATGTTGTAATATTAGTTCCACCACCAATATTTACAGTTTCTCCATCTGTTACAGTAGCAGTCCCTGCATTGTCGGCTGAAAGAATCCAACTACTCATTGTGCCTGAGCCTGTACCAGCTCCGATAGCTGTTCTGAATGCAGAAGCACTTAAAAAACTTACACTATTATCTGCATTTGCTCTTAGGAAAGTAACCGCACTTGGATCAGTGGCTTCAAATATATTTATACCTACATTAGATCCACCTAAATTTATAAGGGCATTAGCTGCGGTTGAAGCTCCTGTACCACCATTGGCAATAGATAAATCATTTCCACTCCAGTCACTATTATTTATAGCTAAAGTTCCTCCTAATACAACTGATCCTGTAGAAACAATTCCAGTTGCAGGAGATGTAGTTAATGTAAGTCCATTTTTAGTTCCAGAAGCATCTACTTCGGTTACCCCCACAGACAAACTATCTACATAGTTTTTAGTTGCAGCATCTTGAGCTTGGGTAGGATCACCGACACCAGTAATCTTATTTGTACTCATCGCTAATCCTGAAGTAAATGTTGCTCCAGCAATTGTGGATGAGCTGCCAGTTGTTATACCTCCATCTATATTAAGACTGGATAAATATTGTATTGCCATATTTTATTAAAGTGTTTATGTACACTTACTCACTAACACTCTAATGTCATTTGTTGCAGGTGCACTGTTAAATGATATTGTTACTTGTGATGTGCTATTTCTAACAACGCCAGCATATACTGTATCATATGTACTATTATCGTAAAGTTGTACTATAACATCTCTTGTGCCCAAGCCATGGCTAACTGCAAATGAAACATCATTTCCATTACCAATGCTTACTGCATATTGTTCGTTGGCAGCAACACATGTGCTAACCGCTGTACAAAAATCAGTTACTTGAGATGCTGTAATTGCAATCGCTTGTTCACTTAACGAAGATAATAAACCTTTTGCAGTTACTGTAGCAGAAAGTGATTTAGCTGCACCACCAACACTACCAGCACTTACTCCAGTATTATCTAAAGTTACCCAACCATTAGCAGTAACACCAAAGTTTCCACTATCAAATCCAGCTACACCTTTTGTTGTACCACCATCTGTCGATCCATCTCCTGCAATGTTTTGGTCTGCGATTACAACTGTATAGTCAGATAAAGACGGTGTTGAACTTGCTGCAATATCCGCATTAGCAAAAATTAAATCACCAACTTCTAATGTTTCAGTAAAGAAAGAACCTCCTGTAGTTACTACATAGAAGTCACCTTGATCTAAAGCTACATTACTTCCTCCTGTTAATGCAGGAGAGTTTGTACTTGCATTATAGCCGCCTTGGAATACACCAACTCCAGCTACAAGAGATTGTACTTGACCTAAGTTTACACCATCAGAAGCTGCAGTACCAGTTTTTACTTGTAATAATTTGTTTGTTCCAAAATCAATATCCGCTTCGGCAGCACCTAAAATATTTAAGTGAATATCTTGTAGTGCAGATTTCTTATTTGCTCCTCCATTTACATCATAAACAGGAACAAAATCTGCTGGTACTACTGTATGACCAGTTAATCCATTAATATCAAGATTAACTGTAACTGTATCAGTGCTACTTGCGGCAGTTGTAATACCACTACCACCAGCTATATCTACTGTGTTACCATCACTTATTGTTTGATTTGATCCACTGTCCGCACTTAGTGTCCAAGAAGTCATAGTTCCAGATGAACCATTACTTGCGGCAGTAATTCTACCTTGTGCATCCACAGTAATACTCGCTAATGTATATGAGCCAGCAGTTACTGCTGTGTCATCTAAGCTTATCGTTACAGTATCGGTTGCTCCAGCCACAGAAGTTAATGCAGTACCACCTGCAATAGTTGCGGTGTTACCACTTGCTATTGCTTGTGAAGAACCACTATCTCCAGCTAAAGTCCATGAATAATTTTCTGCACTTGGAAAAGTAACAGTTTCTACATTAATTGCAGTAACGTGTCCAGTAGCATTAGTTGTTACACTATCTACTACATCAACTGTTCCACCATATCCTGGTGAAGCAGAACTTGTAGTATCACTTCTTGATGTCGCACTGTGAGTTACAGTTAGTGTATCGGTTGCACCTGCAGCAGTTTGTATATAAGCTCCTCCAGCAATATCAACTGTATTGCCATTACTTATTGTTTGGTTACTACCACTATCTCCACTTAATGTCCATGAAGACATCGTTCCAGGAGTTGCCCCTGAAGATGCTGCAGTTAGTCTACCTTGTTGGTCTACTGTTAAACTTGCATAAGTGTATGAGCCTGGTGTTACCGCAGTATCATCTAAGTTAATTGTTAATTTATCTGTTGCTCCAGCTACAGTAGAAATGGCTGTTCCTCCTTCAATATCTACAGTATTTCCATCGCTAATAGTTTGAGATGATCCACTGTCTCCAGATAATGTCCATGAAGTCATCGTTCCTCCACCACCACTTGCAGCAGTAGTTATTCTACCATATGCATCAACTGTAATATCAGCCGATGTATAACTTCCTGCAGTCACACCACTTGTTGCTAAATCAATAGTAACTGTATCGGTGTTTCCAACTACAGTTGTTACTCTTCCACCAGTACCTGCAATATCTAAAGTATTGCCATCGGTTATTGTTTGATTACTTCCACTGTCTGCAGTCAAAGTAAAGCTTGACATTGTACCAGTAGAATATGTTCCTAATGAACCATCTCCTAAAATTACTTGTGAAGAAGTTCCAGCTCCAGTAACTGTGAATGTACCATTTGTTGTTATTGGTGAACCAGCTACAGAAAATGCTGCAGGCATAGATAATGCTACTGAAGTTACCGAACCACCACTTGTTCCTACGGTCTGCCATGCACTACCATTATAATACTTTAGTACATTGGTGTCAGACCTATAAATTAATTGTCCTTCACCAGAAACTGAAGGATCAGAAGTAACATTGTCAACTTTAAAGTTTTTTAATTGACCATTGGTTAAGTCTATATTAGATAAATATTTTATTGCCATAATTTTTTTAGTTTAAAACTGCCACCCCTGTAAAGCCTTGATCGAAATCTAACCTAACTCGTGAGGTGTTCACATAAGTTATTTTACAATTTATAATTTGTGTTGGACTCGCTTGAGAACCTTCACTTATTTGCACTGATGGAAATTTATTAAGAGTATGGTCAACATTTACAAAGCCTCCTCCAGGGGGCACTGTAAACTGGGCACTCACCTCATTTTTATCACCTCCAGCTCCAGCCGCATTATATGTAAGCAAAGATATAAAATAATCTTTACCCGCTGTTAAGCTCCCATTGCTGTTGGTGTGAGTCAATACAATGTCATAAAACAAAGGATCAGCCTTCTGTGTTGCAGATACCCATCGGTATATTCCCCACTGTGTTATATCATCACATTGTGATAATAATATATCAGAACCAACTAATGGTGAGTTGTACCATGTAGATACATTTAATGTTTGTCCACCTTGGTTTTCTGTAGATACACTTAACACACAACCTGTGACTGTATTTAAAGCTACAGTTTGAGCTCCACCTGCATTGAAAGTTAAACTTCCCGCAGGTCGGACTGTTCCAGGTGCACCCGCTTGTTCATATTTGTACTTGAATATTTGGCTTTCATTACCAGCTCCATGAATAAAATTAGCTACATCTTGTGCAGTAAAGTTTTTGGTTTGCCAATTGTTTTGGGAATCCGAGCCAATCCATTTATCAGCACCGACTACATTAGTGTCATTTACATATGTTGCTATTCTGGCCATCTATTTATTTTTTTTTATTGAAGCTCCCTTTTCGTAACTACGCCCTCCGAAGTAGGCAGCAGTTATTGTTATAAGCAACATTTTTAAAAGTTCCTTCCATTCATCATCAACTGCAAAGTTAATAAATCCTGAGTCAATAAAGATAAGCAAAACTGTAGATACAAATAAGAAGATTAAAACTAAAGGTCTAACTGATTTTGATAATTTATTATCAGATGCCATATCTGACTTCCATCTCTCAGTAACATTTTTTTGTTGTTCAGATTCTGCTTGAATAAAAATTTGAGTCATTTCTTTTTCAAACTCAGCTTTTTCATCTTTAGTTCTAACAAATTTGTCTACTACATTAGTTAGTTTATCTGCTACACCTCCTGCAGCACCTCCAAATATTTTTAATAATATTTCTTTCATATTAATTACATTTCCATCTTCTTCGAGCTTGTCTTATTCTCGAGTTAGGATTATTTCTTGTTGCAGCACTACTTCTTTTTAGTTGTCCTAAACTACGAGCACAATAAGACTTTCTCCTTTTAGCTCTTTTACTTCCAGCTTTAGCTTTGCCAGTAACTGCAGTTTTTAATTTAGAACCAGGATTAGCTCTTCTATATGCAGCTACTCCTTTTTGAGTCATACCTGCTCCTGATTTTGTGGATCTATAGTTAGCCCCTTTGCCTTTAGTAGTTCTGCGTATTGCCATTATTTTTTCTTTTTCTTTTTCTTTCTATTGCTCATTTTATTTATAACTTTTTTCGCTACAAGTTTTTTTAGAGCTTTTGCACCTCTTACAAGGAGCTTACCACCTCCAGACATTACCATACCTATATGCCCCTCAGCACCAAGTCTTGCTTTCTTTTTCATTTCTGGTGTAATGTCTCTTATTTCACCTTTTGGTTTTTTTTTAGACTTTCCTTTTGCCATTATTTTTTGTTTTTAGGTAAAGACTTTACTTTACCATTTTCTGTACGAGCATATCTATGCGTAGATGTTTCCATACTTGATATTAATGTTCCACAATATTTTCCTTTTCCATATTGCCAACAAACTTTTTTTCCTTTTTTCTTCATAATACAAATTTACTAAATTACTGAATAACGAGTTTTACCATTTTTTTTATAAGCCTTCAAACATCTGTTGCGATTTAGTTGAGCATCTACATAAGATACATGTACCCATGATGGATTATGCTTATCTCCAAACTCCCAAATCATTTGGTCGAAGTCTAAATTTTCTTTTATCCATTCATACATTTGAGCATTGGTTTTATGCCCATATACATCATCAATATCAATCGCTTGTCCTTTACAGTGTTGTGATTTAGCCGATCCTCCAATAGCTTTATTTAAAGCTGGAGAACGATAAAATGAATTTATCTTTATAGGTCCACCCACATACTCGCGTAGAGGCTCAAATATCATTTGCCCTATAGTAAGCATATTACCTAAATGTTCATCAGTAGGTTTGTTTTCTATGTCTAATCTTTTTGCTGTATTAGAATGTGTTGCTTCTGCAAGAGTAATGTGTGGAGTTAATTTGTTCATTTAATCATTCTTCTTGTTTTTCTTGATGCAGACTTTTTAGTTATAACTCTACATTTAGATTTACCACCATCTCTTACTTTACACACTCTATACTTGCCATTTCCTAAACTTACACTTTTTGTTTTAGATTTAAATTTACCCCCATCTTTTCCTTTTTGTTTTAAAACCGAAGTGCTTTTAACCTTGCTGTCTTTAGTGTAATCCTGTACCACTGACTTAGATTTGTATTTAGATTTAAATCTTTTACCAGGTTTACCTTTTTGTTTAATTGTACTTTTACTTGATACGTATGTTGTCATAATCTTATATTTATACCTATTGAAGAATTAAAAATTTTAGAGTCCCACATTTTTAAATATTCTCCCTCTATAAAAAATCCTAATGTTTTACTAATTTTCCATCCAGTGATTAAACCGAATTGATAGTCAGACCATTGTTCTGGTGAAGAATCTTCTTTTAAACCTCCGAGACCCCAATTATTTCTATTTAAATAATTGAAATCAGAATCTCCTTTAAAATATTTATGATATGGTAATATCCAGTTAGCATATGAATGTAACCAATACTTATCAGTGTGATGATATACATCAAAACCTACAATAGGAGCAACTTCCGCATATGCGTCTAATTGATCCCATATCTCATTATTGTATCTATTCATCAAGTCACCAAAGATTAAATCTCTAAACTGCACATCTGTATGAGCTACTATACTTCCATCGGCATCTATCCAATACCAGTCATATATATTGTTGCCAAATTCATCAGTCGAAGAATAGTATATATCATCATATCCATACTCAAATCCTAATGTGTACCAAGGATTTACTGGGTTTCCACTATCATCAAGTTCATTAAGCCATATTTCAATTGGATTATACCCATATGCTTTTTGATGTGATCTTGCTATTGCACCCGCACTTATACTAAATTTTTTTCCAATAGGTAGTCTAAATCTAACTTCTGCGCTTTGATATTTAAAACCTACATTTCCTTGTTCTCTTTGTTCCAGTTTTACTATATGATTTTTTCCAGTGTGTCTGATAAAAAATCTTGAGTTTACAAATTCTTCTGATCTTTCTCGTTCTTTTTCGTAATGAAGTAAATACTCAAATCCTTTTACTGCGGCAGTTGGTGAAGACAATGCTTTATTGTTTTCAGTTCCATCGTAGTAGTGTTTACCTTTTATTTCGTAATCAAATCGAGCTAACTTTCTTATACCTATACCTATTCTATAATCGTAAGGATGATATACAGTATTATCTATAACTTGTGGAACTCCATATAAATTATCAGGATCAGTTCTTACAAAGTAATCTGGTCTTTGTGTTTCATATGCATTACCTATGTCTCCAGCTACATATACAGTTGCATATTTAAATACATCTTTATATAGCTCTTTTAAAAATTGTCCTTGCATATTGAAGGACATCATTAATAGTATTAGTGTTATTAGTTTTTTCATAGTTAAAATTTACTTTCTATAATTTCATCAATATGTTGCTGTATTGTGTCTACAGCATTTTCAGGTAATTTAAGTGAAATATCACTTTCAAGTCTTACAATCTCTTTTTCATTATAATATAATATAAGAGTAGGAAGAAAAAGTATTTTTTCTTTTTGAAAAAATTTAGGTTTTTCAGTTATACAAAAAGTATAAGTATTATAGTCTTTGAAAGGTTTAAGTGAAATTTCAGAATCTTTAGTGAAAGGAGCAGAAAACTGTACTACCGAAATGTCTGATTTAAAATTCTGAGCATTTAGGAAGATGGGAAATAACAATAATATTATCCATGTTTTCATTTTCTACTTATTTCATAAAGTCTTTCATCCATTTTATTTAATTGTTCCTTAATTTCAGTGATGTCGGCTTTAATAGTTTTGACATCTTCTTGAGTGAGTTCAATGGTCGATCTTACCAATTGATCCTTATAATCGAACTCAATTTTTTGAACTTCTGGTTCAGGTAGCTCCATAGCTTTTGCTATGTCAGCTTGTAGTGTAAAATACATTGCAATAAGAGATGAGAATCCAACTGCTGCAGCAACTAATTCTTTTATCGTTAAACTAAACTTACTGTCTGGAGTTAGATCTACTTTGCTCATTTCTTTTCTACATATATATAGTTAAATGTTATTTTATCACTTATAGTGTTTGTTTGAGTATATTTCATTTTATTTATTATTACCAGATTGCTAAACAATTA